TATACTCGGCGTTCTTTCGGTATGCTGGCTAATTATATGCTGCTCGTATCTATTGATTGCGTGGGCTTATCGCGAATTGTATTGAACAATATTACAGGAAACTGAAATGGCAAAGCTGAAAACGAAGTACATGACCTTTGAAAAAAACTTCATTGGTCAAGAGTATCGACTTAAAGATTGCACTAACAGAATTGATGTGATCAATGCACTTAATTGGTACAATTATAATTACAATGTTGTAGATACTGTTAAGTGGTTGTATGAATATCTTGACAATCGTAACACAACTAAAGAATATATGGCACGTGTTAAGAAACTTGATCCAGTCTATATTGGTATTACAGCATGCTCTCTTGCGCGCATGAGTAATCTTGGCTGTGACATCGGTCAGTATCATGATACTATTAAGAAGATTGTAGATAACGAACTAGGCAAACAGGTAGAAGAACCGATTGCTCGAAGTGTAGTTGATATTGTACAAAGAAAAACAAATTATGTGATTGCGCATCTTGAATATCAAATAGATAATTTCATCAATCATGATTATGTTCTATCTGATTTCAAACCTTATGAATATTATAAGAATCAAGATATAGGCAGTGGTGTTGCTTGGGGCATCATCAAGTATTACACTCCTCTTGTTGAAGAGCTTGAAGCTGCTAGAGATGGCAGTGATGATCAATGTGTTGAAGCTTATTACAGCATTGGTAATAAAGCAGTAAAGTCATATATTGATTTCGTTTCTAAGATTGTTGAGAATGCCAAACAGTTTGTCAAGGTCAACAAGGCAGAGAACAAGGCACGTGCTCCACGCAAGAAGAAGTACAAGTCCGAGACTCAGCTGGTTAAGCGATTGAAGTATGCAGTCAGCAATGATGCTCTAAAGATTGCTAGCATTGATCCTACGCTGATCATTGGTGCTCAGTCCCTATGGGTGTACAATGTGAAGTACAAGGTGCTCGTCAACTACGTAGCCTCTGGTCCCGCTGGGCTGAACATCAAGGGTACTACCCTAACAGGCTTTGATGACAAGGCTTCTATCCGTAAAACATTACGCAAGCCTGAAGTAAGTATCAATGATGCGCTTACTTGCAGTAAGATTCAGCTGAAGAAGTTTATGGATACCATTAAGACTAAGGCAGCTGCTGCTAACGGAAGAATAAATACTGATGTGGTCCTACTGAGGGTAATCAAATGAAGAAGTTCCTATCATTATCGTTAATCGGTGCGATGATTCTATCAACTACAGCCTTTGCTCAGCCTTGGGAGAGCGACACGTATTATAGAAACAGGCATGAAACACGTCCCTTCTGTTATAATGTGGTGAGCTATCAATATGATGCTTGGGGGTATCCTCATAGAATTGTAACACGCAACTGTAACTATATGCATTATCCAGCATATCCTAACATTGTTTATAGCTACCCACCTCGCGAAGATAATTCAACCTCAAATGTTATCGGTGGAGCTATCTTGGGCTTGGGTCTCGGAGCCTTACTTTTTAAGTAATTTAGTTCACAAATAGTTGACTTTTTACCCCATTCAGAGTATCATACTTCTATAAATACCTTTGGAAGATCTCATCTTCCATTGACTCTTACAAAGCTTCAAGTCAATAGATGGCTACGAAAGCGGTATTCAAGTGGATACCACAGACAGAAACAACTAATGATTTTGCATTCCTGGTAAGAGGGGGATGGACCTAGAGATCTGATTTTCGATCTTCTTAGTAGTATAATTGTCGCCTATTGGCATTATACCTCAATCATGTACTAAGAGGCGAGAACATGAGAACAACACAAAACATATACAAGTTCAACACACGATTAATACTACTTGGAATTAGCATTGGTATATTTCTGAGTTTGATAGCAGCTACTGCTGCATATCCACACTATAAAAATAATACAATCATACAAACGAATACTAAGATCATAGAAGTGCCAGTAATTAAAAAAGTTATTATTAAAGTTCCTGTGAATCTAACTCACCATGACAAGAAGCAAATTAATTGTCTTGCGGAGAATGCCTACCATGAAGCTCGCGGCGAACCAAGACGTGGTATCATTGCGGTGAATAACGTGGTACTAAATAGAACGAAGCAAGCGCGAAAGTTCGGTAAAACTGCTTGCGAAGTTATCTATAAGAAAGCTAATAACAACTGTGCGTTCTCTTGGGTGTGTGATGACGCACTAAACAATAAGAAGAATCCCGCAGTCTATCAAGCAGTGTATAAGATTTCAGAAAATGTTTATCTAGAAAATATATCAGACGTAACAGGTGGAGCTACATACTTTCATGCCGCAACTATTACTCGCAAAATTTGGCCACATGTCGAAAAAACTACGCGCATTGGCAACCATGTATTCTTCAGAGAAGCATAGTATATAAAGGATCATTAGTTTGGTCCTGTGGTGTAATGGTTAGCATGCGATCCTTATAAGGTCGAAGCACTAGATTGGTGCGTGGTACAGGTTCGAATCCTGTCAGGACTACCAATAAATAACAAAGAGGTATATATGTATAAGATTTATTCAAAAGATAATTGTTCGTATTGTGATGCTGCTAAGAATCTTTTAACAAGCAGGAGTATTGAATTTGTTGAAAGCAAGATAGGTGTTGACATCACTAAAGAAATGTTGTTAGAGATTGTTCCTGGTGCAAGAACAGTTCCTCAAATTTTTCTGTTGACTAGTGATGGTGAACAATATATTGGTGGGTTTAATGAGTTGGTGAATACATTAAAGGAGAAAGATAATGTCGCTGGAACTACACACTTCCTATCTGAATAGTTTGTATAATAATATTTGCTTTGTTAATTTTACAAAGATGGATGGTACTCTGCGTGGTATGCGTTGTACGCTGCGCTCCAATCTACTTCCTACTCAAACTGATCTTGAAGAACACACTCAGCGCAAGCAAACAACAGAATCTATTGCTGTTTGGGACTTAGAAGTTAAGGGCTGGCGCTCATTCCGTACTGATAGTGTGATTGATTTTAAGGTTCTTGAAGAAACTATATGAGTCGCTTGAGAGAAATTATTGCTAAATGGATTGTCATGAATATAGCATGGCGTATTTCCCAAAAAGCAGTTTATGTTTTATGCCTTGATGTTGCAAGGCTGTACTATGAATCTATTGAAATGAAAGAGGATACTGATGAGCAACTTGGACCTAATGGAAAGAAATGAAGTAAACAAAGATTCCAAGGGTGGTACTGAACTGTTACAAGAACGTTTGTATGGTGGTGACATTCCTAGAGAATTGCTTGAGAAGGTACAGATTGTATTCTCACGCGCACGCGATCTAGACCCTGATAAGAAGAAGATCTATTACTGCCATGATCTTCCGGAAGACCCAGAGTCCTCACGTCTAAGTGATCCTATGTATCGTAAGAAGTTTGACAAATTTGTTTTTGTATCAAACTGGCAAATGGAAAAGTATAATGAAGTTCGTGGTGTAGAATATAACAGGTCTACTGTTGTTAAGAACTCTATTGTTCCTATCGATACCACTAAGCGCACCAAGAGTGATAAGATCCGTTTGATCTATCATACTACACCACATCGTGGACTACAGCTATTAGTGCCAGCCTTTATTGAATTATGCAAGAGACATGATGATATTACTCTTGATGTTTACTCATCATTTAAAATTTATGGTTGGGAACAGCGTGACGAACAGTATCAAGAGCTGTTTGATATTTGCCGCAATCATCCAAATATTAAGTATCATGGTACAGTGTCTAATGATGAAATTAGAGAAGCTCTTCTCAGTGCTGACATCTTTGCTTATCCTAGCATCTGGAAAGAAACTTCTTGCTTGAGTCTTATTGAAGCTATGTCTGCTGGTCTGCTATGCATTCATCCCAATCTGGCAGCACTATCAGAAACTTCAATGGGTCTCACATGGATGTATCAGTGGAATGAAGATGCTAATGCTCACGCTGGTGGGTTTATGCAAGTGCTACATCAGGGCATTGAAGTTATGCGTAATCAGCGTGAAGCGATTGAGGCAGACCTAAAGCTACAGAAGATTCAAGTTGATCGTGTTCATGGCTGGAATAATAAAGCAAATGAGTGGAAGGCACTTTTAGAATCCATAACAAAATGAGAGAGGATCAGCAAGTGCAGAAAAAAGATAACGAAGAAACCTCCAAGATCATTATATTTCCTAAGATCAATAAAAGAGTTTTAGATAGTGTCGGTAGTACAGTTCAAGAATTAGAAGAAAAGGTTATATCAAACAAAATCAAATTTGTTGATAAGACATCGTTGGAGTTAGTCGAGGATTTGTTCTTTAAGTTGTCTATGATGGGGTTTAACCTTGATGATGATATATATGAGAGAGACAATGTTCTTGTCTCTGAAGCTGTGAAGTCTGTTATGCTTAAGTCTATGGGAATACACCATGATTTACAGATTGCAGCAGAAGAGCTTATTGAGCTTGATGACGACGAGATTGAAATTGATTAAATACTTGACTTATTTGCCCAATAGGGTATAATGTATGCTGGAAACATTTAGGATTATTTAAAGTGATTATCGTCGACTTAAACCAAGTAATGATCTCTACTCTGATGATGCAGATAGGGAACCATAAGAACATCAAACTAGAAGAAGATCTCGTACGACACATGGTACTAAACTCTCTTCGCGCACATAAGGTAAAGTTCTCCGCTGAGTATGGCGAGATGGTCATTGCTTGCGATGACAAGAACTACTGGCGCAAGCAAGTGTTTCCTTATTATAAGGCTAATCGTAAGAAGGAACGTGAAGCTTCTGAGCTTGACTGGAACACACTGTTTGAGTCACTGAATAACATTCGTCAGGAACTCAAGGACTATTTCCCTTACAAGGTTATTCAGATTGAACATGCTGAAGCTGATGATATCATTGCTGTGTTAGTCAAGGAATACAATCATCTTGGTAAGCTTCTAATTCTATCTGGTGATAAAGACTTCGGTCAGCTACAGAAGTATCCTAATGTCACACAGTACAGCCCTGTGCTTAAGAAGTATATCAGCTGTACTAATCCTGATCTATTCCTGAAGGAACATATCCTTAAGGGTGACTCGAGTGATGGTATCCCTAACTTCTTGTCCGAGGACAATGTGTTTGTTATGGGTATCCGTCAGTCACCTGTAACCTCTAAGAGACTTGCTGGTTGGATCCTACAGGAGCCTGAGCAGTTTTGTAATGAAGCTATGCTCCGTAACTATAAGCGCAACCAGAGGCTTATTGATCTTGAGTTCGTGCCTGATGATATTAAGACACAGACACTAGAACAATACAATACGCAGATCAAGGATCGTAGCAAGCTGTTTAACTATTTCATTCAATATCAATTAAAGAACTTGATGGAACACATCAATGAATTCTAAGGAGATTATCCAATGCAATTAGGTGTAGCTGAAATCTTTAAGAAGATCTCTGATGAGACAGATGCTAAGAAGCGTAAAGAGATGCTTGCTAGTCAGATTAAGAATCAGGGTGTGATTACTATTCTGAAGTATGCATTCTGTCCCACTATTAAGTTCAATCTACCTGAAGGCAGTCCACCATTTAAGCCCTGCCAGTTTGGCGACCAACAGGCTATGCTATATGGTAGCCTTCGTAAGATGTATCTATTCATTGGTGAAGGCAATCCAGCTGTCACTAAGAACAAGCGTGAAATACTTTTTGTAAATATGCTAGAATCCCTTGATCCTGAGGACGCAAAGCTTCTCCTCGCGGTTAAGGACAAGAAGATGCCTTACAAGGGTATCACCAAGAAGCTTGTAACAGAAACATTTCCAGGACTAATCGAAGACAATGGGTAAGACTAATAAGACTAATAAATATAAAGATGATGACGAAGAAGAAATCGGTTATGATGCGGTAGAGTATCGTAATCGTAAGAAAGAAAAAAGAATCTCCAACGTATTAAAGAGCAAAAACATCGATGAGCTTATCAGCCTTACCGATGATGATGAAGAATTTTAACAAAGGAACCTATGATCGTGAGCAATGATAGACTGAATGACGCTTGGGGATATATGTTGTGTTTGGACCTGAGTAAGTGCGACAAGTGGACCATCAGCAACGAACAGCATATTAAGAACTTTATCGACTATCTTGTTGAGAAGATTGATATGGTAGCATATGGTAATCCAATGGTAGCACACTTTGCCACTCATGATATCGATAAGGCAGGATATAGTTTCTGTCAGATGATTGAGACCAGCAATATCTGTGGTCATTTTGTTGATAAGAATGGCAATGCATATATCGATATCTTCTCCTGCAAGCCATTCAGTAATGATGATGTAGTTGCAGCTGCGAAGCTATTCTTTAAGCCAGAGAAGGTTCGGGTCAACTACCTAACCAGAAACGCTGAGTGATATAAATACCTGTGAAGGAGTAACATGCCAATATACACCTTTTATAATAATAAGACTAAAGAGACCAGTGACATTGAGATGTCGATGGCTGAGCATGATACCTTTTCCCTAAACCCAGACTATACACAAGTGCCTGTTGCTTTGAACCTTCACAGTGGTGGAGGTATCAATGGTCGCAAGATCGATGATGGATTCAATGATATTTTAAAGAATATCAAGAAGAAGCATAGTGGTGGCTATAAGTTAGGGAGATCAACAATCAATACAAAGTGATAATGTGTCGGTGATATAACAACACAACGCACAGGACATTTAAATGGCTAAGAAGCTTTCTAGGAGAGAACGTCGCGCAACCCAGTATAACAAGTCCTACGAAGAAAGAAACAACTTAACACTAGCCAATATCATTCCTATAACTGAGAATCAGAAGAACACCTATCGACTATACCGTCAGAATAAGAATCTATTGTTATATGGCACAGCTGGTACTGGAAAGACATTTGTCTCTCTATACCTGGCACTGTCTGAGGTTCTATCCGGATATTCAAAATACAAGAAAATCATTATAATAAGATCAGTAGTTCCCACCAGAGACATGGGCTTTCTACCAGGCAACAGCAAGGATAAGTCAGCAGTCTATGAGGCACCATATAACTCTATCTTATCAGAGTTATTGGGTAGGAGCGATGCTTATACTTTACTTAAATCTAAAGGTATAGTAGAGTTTATGACTAGCTCCTTTGTAAGAGGGATAACGTTAAAGGATTGTATTGTTATCGTCGATGAGTTTCAGAATATGGTGGATGAAGAACTTCATTCCGTCATTACACGTGTTGGCGATAACTGCAAGATACTGTTCTGTGGTGACTGCAGGCAGAATGATTTAAGGAAAGAGAAGACAGGATTCTATAAGTTCGTACAGATCCTATCCTCTATGCATAGTTTTGGTATAATTGAGTTTAACATAGCAGACATTGTACGGAGTGAGACCGTAAGAGATTACATTATAAAGCGTGAGATATATGAGACAGATAAAGCCATTCAAACATCGCCTAGTTGAGGATACATTCAAGCTAGAGAGTACAGATACTCCGAGTGGAAGATACTATGTGTTACCTGATGGCAGTAAGATGCCATCAGTAACCACTGTATTAGGCTGGCAGAAGAAGGACTCACTAAAGCAGTGGAGGCTTAGAGTCGGTGAGGAAGAAGCCAATAGGATATCTAAGTATGCTGCCAACAGAGGCACAAAGGTCCATGCAGTCTGTGAGAACTATCTAAACAACAAGCCTGACTACCTAGACAATGCTGATATATTGACTCAGGATATGTTTAGTTCCATCCAACCTATACTGAATGAGAGGGTAGATAATATATATGGGATCGAATCAGCACTGTATTCTAATCATCTTGGTCTCGCTGGTCGCTGTGACTGTATTGCTGAGTTTGATGCCAGACCTAGCATTATTGATTTCAAAACCTCCACTCGATTAAAGAAAAAAG